CAAGCTGCTGTTGCGCCTGTGCAAGCAATGGGTTTCCTGCCATTGCTCTTTGCTCAAGTGCTTGTAGCCCTGTCTGCGTTGTTGTTGACGGAGCAACATAGGTCTGCCCCGGATAGTATTGAGGGCCGCCAGTTTGATATAGACGCTGCGCCTCTCCAAGTCCGTATGTTAAATACGGCTGTACTGCTGGATCAATTGAAGTTGTTGATGTAACCGCCATTATTCACTCCTATTAGTGGATTCCACAGCGGTTGATCCGTATGGAAATTTTAATGTAAAAATTAACCAATGACAATATACGCATAGGTCTTATCTGAAACTGAGTTGGCAAAATGTGTAATAGTAGCTGAACCCTTATATTGGGCGCTTGCGTACACAGAATAGTCACCAGCAGCATTTGTACCGTTTGATGACGAAAAGCTAACAGTCACAATTGCTGATGGTGTTACTGGCCTTGTCGGGCTAGTTGCTGTTGGCAATTGCTCAATTGAAACTTGAGTGCTGCTAGTACACCACATAATCTCAACATAGTCGTTTGCACTTAGCTCAACCCAGAAATTCATTGCAGCAATCAAGCTACCATGCGCTCCGCCATGACTATTTGGAACAGAAAAACGGCTGTTTGAGTTGTCAATGTTAGTCCCATTTTTTTGAAACCAAATATCTACATCTTGAATCTGCGTGTCAGTATTAACAAACTGAAAACTAAATTGCACATTATAGATGCCGTAACTATTAACTGTTATACGACTATCGCTAACAATACTAATGCCATTGGCAAAATCAGTAGTATTTAATTTAACTGGGTAAGCAATTGTTGTAGATGCGGCAGTCTGGTCAGTCGAATCCTGAAAAGAGCCGTATGGCGTTGAATCAGTAAAAGCCGCAGCGGAGAATGGAATCAGAATGATCTTGCTGTCAGGGCTTATTCGTTTGTCATAAATCGTTGTTGTAGTTGCGTTTCCGTCATTTAGCGTGATAAGACCATGATTGTTGGTCTTGCCATTCATAATCCCGTTGACAATCTCAGCGGTTGCGCGAGCATCACCACCAAAAACAGGAAGGATGCGAAATTGAGATGTCATCGCACACCTTGTACAGCAACGTCAACGTCAACAGCAACAGCGTTAGCCCAGTTGTCCCCTGTTGGTTGCACACGAATACGGTGATAGCGTCCAGCAGACCTTAGAGACACACGGTTTTCTGCATCTGCTGATACAGCATCACCAAAACTAACACTTTCGCTCAGAAGCCTGCGAGAAGCGACAGACACATCAGCAGAACCGTTGTCAATTTGTGGACGAGCAAGCGTTACAACAGAGTTAGCACCAATATCAATGTCACCAGTCTGAATGTCACCAGTACGGTTGACACCAGTGTAAGTCATGATGTAGTTGTTGTATGTGCCTCCTAAAAAGTATTTGCCACCAACGTAAAGCCTGCTATCAAGCGATGTTGTCAGTGCATCAATTGATATGGAAATGTTATCCAAATCTTCAAGTGTCACGTTGGCACTTGACGCTTCTGCAATGTAATCAGTACCAGCATCACCGTATGTCCACTTCTTTGTGGAGAAGTTGTAGATCATTAGCTTACGATCACCACTGATTGAAACATAGTTCCAAATCACAAGTTTACGAATCGGGTCAACAGCAGCAGACATTGATGGGTAGTCAGATTCAGAAGCGTCATTCAAGAAAAATTTATCTACCTTTTCTGCACCAATAGATATTACTTGTTGACCATCGCACAGATAGAAACCATCATCACTCAAGAAAAATGTAATGTTTTGATACTGTGCAATTGAACCAGATACCATGCATCCTTTGTTTCGAGAGATGTTGTCAAACTGGAAAATAAAAGGCGTACCAATGTATGTCATGCGGTGTATGGCTCGCTCCAAGAAGATCAATCCAAATTCACCACCACGAATACCAACAATCTGACCGCCGTCAGGAATGTCTTGATAATCTGCCTGACTTGTTGCAGAGTTAGTCCAGTCTGTCTCGTTGTTCAGATCACTCCAACGAATACGGTACTGCTGTTGCTCAGATGATTCGTAAGTGTTTGCCGCAACCACGAAATCACGAACAACAGTAACATATTTTGCAACAGGAGCATCAGCAGACAGATCAGCAAATGCTGTTGAAGTGCCGAGTATCCAAGACTGTAGTTTTTCAGAGTTGTTTGCAAAGATAACTCGTTTGCCAAACTGAGTAAATCGAGGACGCTCAAGATTAGGAGTTGTGTAGCCGCTGTTTACCTCTGTCAGTGTGCCAATGCCATCGCTTGTATAAACCTTTGTGTATCCAGCAGCAAACAATTGAGTTGTGCTGTCAGGATTCTTTGCGGCATAGATAGAAAGCAGATTCTCAGCAGCAGCATCTGAAAACGTCACAGCAGATGGGATTGGGCCATAACCAACAGCAGACGAAACCACATTCTTTGCCTCAGTCAAAGCACCACTGATACCCGGCTGATCAGGCATCCACTCTCCCAATGTGATTCTCTGTGTCGGCATGGATTATCCTTGTGCAACTCGTATTGCAAGAGGAACACCAGAATACTGTCCTTCCTCATCAGATTTAATCAAAGATGCAAGTCCACGCTCAAACATGGAAACCCAAGTATTGACACGCGCATCGTTCATCAAGTAAGGCTCAGCCTCAACCAAAGAACCATACAACAGCAGGTCAGGACAAGTTGTCATAAACAAATTGCTTGTGTTGCTGTCGCTCAAATAGTTTGGTGCAGCGTAATACGTCAGATTGAGCGTATATGCAGAATCAGGCGCTGGCGCAAGTTTGAAAGTACTTGCCAAAACTGTATATGCGTTAGGCTTTCCGCTTACAGAACCAGAAGTATTGCGTGAATATAACGCAGGGCTGACGTAATTCATTGGCTGAACAGGATTTCCGTCAACAACAAAATCACGGGCTTCCAAGTAGTCGCTTGGAATGTTTAGCGATGCAGAACCAGCGGTTGCTGTAAGGCTTGATACAGACAGCATTTGACGAATACGCAACTCACGGCGTAAACGCACTTCACACAGACGAATAAAGTCTGGGATTTGTGTCGTTAAATCGGTTCGTGCCAAGTATCCAGCAATTGCTGTTTGAAGGTCAGAGTAGCTTGTAAATGACATCACAGAACTCCGGGGCGCGTACGAAACGCTTGATTATCTCGCTCATTTAACCATGCCATCATGCGTTTTTGATCGACAACGGCAAATCCTCGCATGATTCCCATTTTGTTCAAATCATCAATAACAGTAAACGGCAAAGACGCTATCTTATTCATGTCTGACCATCGAGAGCGTTCGTCGTAAGAATTATATTCTTTACGGTTTGCTTCAACAATAGCTGATACATCTTCAACGGTCTGAATTATCAAACCACCATTACCGTCTGCGTGTGCTACTGATTTTCTATTCATGCTTTGATTTTATCTCAAACATAGAAAAAAGCCCCGACTTTTTGAGCCGAGGCTTCCTTCATATTACACACTATTATGCTGGTGTGATGTCAGCAATGATGCCGTGGGCAGCTTCGTTTTTGACTTCAAGAGTCAATTCAGCAAGCAACTGGGTCATCTCATTGTCGCCAGTCTTAGCCAGTTCGTTGGTTTGGAACGGACGCAGATAGGCAACGGCAGCCATATCAGGATCAACCACAAATGCGGTTTCGTCGCAGTTATTGGTGCTGTTCATAAAGCGGTTAGGAACCACAGAAACAGTACCAAAGTCGCTCAGATACACATCAGCAGCGCCGATGATGGTGGTAGGCTCATTTGCAGGAGCCATGAAACGCTGCGCTGCGATACCAGCAAAAGCGGACACGGTTTGCTTATGACCCGGATTGACCATCAGCACTTTGGGGTTGCCACCAGACTGATAAACCTCTTTGATGACGGTTTTCAGGATGTCTTCGGTAAAGGTACGGTTCGTGCCGCCAGTACGAGCAGTAGTGCCAGATGCACCAGCAGAGCCGCCAGTGCCAAAGTCACCATTGGTAGCCAGCCATGCTTGCAGACCGCCAAGAGTACGGGCAGTAGAACTATTACCGTTGCTGGCAACTTGGTTGCTCAACAGGGTCAGTTCGATGTCCCGCTTGATCTCGGCAGATGCTTTAGCCAACTGATAAGCCTTCTCAGACTTACGGCCTGCTTTGTCAACAGCTTCCAAAGTGCCAGAAACTTTGATGGTTTTCTGGAAAATCTGGGTGCGGTTGCCAATACGGGTAGTCGGCGACATGGTGGCATCAGAAGCGGTTGCACCTTCAACGGCGGCATTGCTCAGACTGGCAGCAGCCAGAGAGTCAGTTTGCCACTCGTGATAGATAGCGGTAGCTTTGGTCTTGCCAACAGACGACATGAATGGCGTGTCGGTTGGGGAGATGTTATAGATAACATCCGAAAGGTCTTCCCGCTGTCCGATAGCGGTATAGGTTTGATAGGTAGCCATTTAAAACTCCAATTAAAAGAATCGTTCAAATATCGCAGCAGCGTCTTTGACTTTTCCAGTCTGTTTCAGCTTTTGCGCCAGTTGTTTATCCTGTGCCGACCTTGTTGGCGGCGATGAAGTTCCAGATTTGAGCATCTTGGGAGCCTGTGAAACCTTTTTCTGAATATCCGGTCTCGACTTCTGTAGTTGCTCAAACTTCATTGCTTTGTACAAAGTCAATACAGCGCGATGGTCATACACATTACTTAACTCTTGTTCTGTCCAGCCTTGAGATTTGGCATATTCGCGTATTTCTTTGCGTATAGCGTCACCTTGAGGCGTAGCCAGTTCAGGAATTGCAGAATTTAGCTTTTCAGCTTCTGATTTGAGATGGTTTTGCAGGGCGGTCTGTTGCTCGGCTTGTTGCATTTGTGCAATGCGTTGCTGTTCAGCCCGTACCACGGCAAGATGTTTATCTCGCTCAGATCGTTCTGCGACCTTTACGGCATAGCCGATTGGGTCAACTTCCTTCAGAGCATCTAAGTTTTCATCCTTATTCTGCTGGCTTAGAAATGAATCTAATGCTTGCAGCTTTTGGGCGTATGCCTGTCGCTCTTGTTTCACTTGCTCTAAATGAATACGCTCTGCTTCTACAGCGCGGCGTTGTTCAGCTAGTGCTTGAGTTTTTTTACTGTAATCAGCGGTTCGTTGGTAGCCATTGATTAACTCATCAAGTTCTACCTCGATCTCCTCGCCACCAACCTTTGCCTTATATTTAGGCTTTGGTTGCTCCTCTTGGGACTCTACAACCTCATCGGATGTGTTGTCCTCAGTTTCTTCAACGACTTCGGGTTGTGCTGCAAGTTCATCTGGTTGGCCTTGTTCGGCTCCAGATTCGTCGCCCATCATACCCAAGAACGCTGATGCGGCCTGATTTACATTTAGGCTTTCACTCCCAGCAGGGTTAGTGTTATCCATATTTACTCACTTTTATGCCAGAAACCGTCTGGACTGCGGGTGAGTTACCTCACAAAATTTTCCACTTCTTTTCCCTGATTTGCTTTTCAATTGCAAGTCCATGCAAATGTCCTTCAATCAGTTCAAGAGTTTTTATGACCAAATAGGCGTTTTCACGATCTTCTATTCCGTCACGATTAGTGTTCAATATAGCACTAATTTGCTGATTTTTCAAATCATTCATGACTTTTTTGAAAAAATCATCGTCAATTAGGCGCTGCGCCCACTCAGCCAGCGTTAGTTTGTCCACTTGTAATCCCAAAAATGATGTCGTTTATAGATACTGGAACATTGTTTAGATTTCCAATAACTTGATTTAAATTTGGTAGATTTTGATATTGAGGAAGAATATATGCTGGTGTATTTATTGTGTTTATAACATTAGCCAATGAAGGGTTAATGTATTTTTCCCATTGAGTGCCTCGTAACAACTCAGGTGAGCCAAAATTTATTGGAGCTGATGGAGTAAATTGAGGTTGTGCTTGTGGCGCTTTCCAATCAGCAGGGACTGGGACAATTGGGAATGTTGTTCCAGTTTGTGTATCTGGTATTGCACTTTTGGCAACTAATCCACCAATAACTAATGGAGCAACAGTTTTTGCAACACTTAATAAATTGGATAAACCTGCACCTCCAGCAGCACCTCCAGCAGCACTAGACGCAAGCGCACCAGCGGCAGCACCACCACCAAGTGCTAATAGATTACCTAGAGTTTGACCACCAATCATTGTGTCTAGCGGTAATACTGTACTAGCATCAATTCCAGTTATACCAGCAGCTTCAGCCAAAGCATTTAACGCAGCCACATCAGATGATGTAAGACTTGATGTTGCAACATCCTTTAATGCAGCGTCAAGCCCTGCAATTTCATCTACCGTTAATCCAACACCGGCAGCAGTAGCAGCACCTGCATTAGTACCGACACTTTCTCCCCACATTGCTAATTCTTCTGGGGTAAGAGAGGCTAGACTAGAGGACAATAGTCCTTCTCCGCTTAAAGCCGGTAATGCCGTACCTGTTACATTAGATAATGCAACCGGAGTTGCTACAGCGCCAGCGCCACCAGTATAAGCAAGCTCAGGTGCAAGCGTTTCCATGCCAAAAGCATCTAGTCCTGCACCGGCTCCAGCGCCGCCTAGAGCCTCAGCCAAAAAAGGCGCACCGAATACTCCAGCAGCCATTAATGCTTGGGGGCTTGTGGCTAGTGTTTGAATACCGCTAATAAGGCCGCTTAGCCCTGATCCCGGATTAGTTCTCTGAAATAGTTGTCCCTCTGGAGTCATTCCTTCAGTGAATCCTTCAGTTGACTTGTAATAAGCCGTTGGAGTAAATCCTTGTCTTATGTAATCCTGAAGTTCTGCGGAACCAACCTTAGACATTGTTTCACTAAAAGGAATGTATTGTCCTTCTGCATCATAGTATCCCGGCCCTTTAAGCAGTACGGTATCGTATCCTGCTGCGGGAGATGTATAGTCTGCCATAAGTATTACCCCGGTATCTCAATGTTAGATGTGATTCCAGCGCCAACCTTCATGGCTTTAAGTTTCGCTTCTGCTTGGAATTCCTCTTGCTTGAGCGCCATGTGTGCCTTGAACTTTTCTTGCTCAAGTTGCAACTTAGCCATCTCTTTTTCGCGCATAAGTTGTAGTTCAAGAGCAGCTTTTTCTCTTGACAGCTGCATATCAGCTTGAAACTTGGCTTGTTGCGCTTGGATGTCTGCTTGTGTCTTAGCCATCAATGCTTGTGCTTCTGGAGACATTTGAGGCTGCTGCGGAGGCGGGTTTTGCAGTGCTTGATCTTGCTCCGGTGTAATTACCTTGAAGAATTCGGCGGAATCTTTAAATCCTGCTGCCTCAATGAAACGTCCCAATGTTGCCCTGTATTGACCAATGGACACAAGCGGGTTTGCTGGGCCAAACTGGGATAGCATTTGCTCCTGCTTTGCAAGTACCATCTGAAGCATTGCAAGTTGCTGATCACGGTTGCCGTGACCAAGACCTACATTGACGCTGATGTCAAACTTGTTAGACCATGTTCTTGGATCAACGGTTACATACTGACCACGCAATCGAATGATTCGCTCTTTGTTGTCGTACTTTGATACAAGATGCAGGATTCCTTCAAACAGTTCTTTAACGCCACCGTCTGCAAATAGTCTTGCAATCAGTTCAATCTTGCCTGCTCCAGCTTGCTGCATAGAGGCAACTGCGGCTGCTGTGACATTCTGAAGTAGATTTCCATCAATGCCCTGCGACATCTCTGTCACGCCAGTACGCTTTTGCTGAACAGTATCGAGATACTGAAGCATTGGGAATGACTGACCAGATACATTCTGGACTGCAAGTTGACCTACTGCTTGTGGTGTCTTGACGCGGATAACGCCGCCAGCGGTTGATGTAAGTAGATCGTCTAGGTTAACCTGACCCTCAACAGCCCATGTGCGAGCATCGTTGGTCAAATACAGGTTGTCTAGCATCTGACGGGTTACCGTTGATTTGATCAATTGCAGATCAACAGTCCTATCGGCTA